GGGGCGAAGTGTTCAAGGCCGGGATATCTTTCATTTTCCCCGACATGGCGGACCATTTCGCAATGGGCCGACTTGTTGCTATTAAGTTGTTTTCCATCTTTTTTTCCTTTCGGTTAGTTGGAATGCTCATTATATAAGACTTTTATGTGCAAATACTACTTATTACAGGGGCCGCGGCGGGCATAAATTACAGGCAAAAAAAGGCCCGCCGTAGCGGGCCAAAAAAGGAATCGTAAGCGATCAGGCGGCTTCAGCGATCCGGGACCAGTCTTGCGGATTAAGAGTCAGGAGCTCGCCGCCTAGTTTTTCCCAAGCCGGTTTTTCATCTGGGTCTTTTTTGTGCGCGACTGCAGTTAAAGCATTAACCATTGTGGCGCGAGTCACGCCGCCGCCGCGGTTATAGCCTGATTGCTGTAACGTCTGCATGAGCCCGTCCATAATCAAATCAGTATCAGCTTTTCCTATAACTGTTTTGAATTGTTTCTGGATCTGGTCCACTGCCGCCGATGCGCTATTTACTGGTTGCTCATGCGCCTCCGCCATTGCCGTCAGGACCTGATCGAAACTTTCCGACGATGCATAACTGGTGACAGTATCGCGAAGCTTGAGCGACAACGCATGGTTGTCCGCATCCTTTGCTTCACCAGAAAGAATTTCCCACGTGTCGGTATCGGCCCGCGCACTGGTCAGGTGAGCACTGCGCGAACTATTGCCGGTCTGCATTCCGTTTAAACACGCCAGAGTCCAGATCAATTGCGCAACCTGAACACTGCCGCAACCGGTTTCGCTATTGCTAAGGCGCAAACCAAGGGCCATCACGTCACCCACTGCAGGTTCGCCGGTAATTACCTCCGATTTCATTTGGATATACATGGCCCGCTCGGTAATGTCGCCGCGCACCAATTTCCAACGGGCATCGTCTTCGATCAGGGTTGGAAGCGTGGCCATCAGCATATCGCTATGATCAAACGTCTTATATCGATCAGAGAGCACCGCCCGGCAAACCAGTGAACCATCGTCCTGCTCTCGCGTGCGCAATAGTTTATTGCGATTGTGATTTTCTAACTGGGCGCGAACCAATGCATGGTACTGGTCCGGCGTGGTATTGCGAAGGCGGCGGCCAGTCCTGACATCAATGTTCAGGCCCTGATTGATCTGATCGAATGCCAGATCATTAGTCTGCAGGGTCTGCGTTGGTACGCCGCGGTCCTGCTCGATTATGATCTGGGTATGATTATGATCGCCCTGTATATCCATCGCACCGGAATGCCAGATGTAATCCTGATTACGGGCAGACTGATCCTTTACCTGAATTAAGAGATCTTCCAGAGTAGTTGCAGTTGTATAATTTGACATAATAATTTTCCTTTTTTAAAAGTTAGTTTTTAACTGGTCTTTTTGCCAGTGAGGGAATGGTCTCATACTTTTTGTGTATATGTAAACCCCCCAAAAAAAGGCCCGCCGGAGCGGGCCAATTTTCAGATTGCGGGAAAATGCATAGTCCTATTTGTTTTGACCAATTTTTGCCCGTCAAACTTGTACAGGCTTAATGTCATGAGATCAGGGCACAGTAGTCTGGATCCCTTGTACACCCAGTAATCCATTTCTGGGGCATCCTTTTTGAAAAAACGATATGCATCCTTTAATCGTTTCACTTTGAGAAAAATTTCGGTTGATCCTTTGCTGATCAAGTACATTATCTTGCCCTCTTTTTGGGTGATGGGGTGACCTCTAGAAAGGTCCTGTATCCGCCTGTAATTACTCCGCCGTTTTTATCCTGATAAAACACGCCAACGGTCCTGTATTCAGGCTGACTATCTACTGGTTTTCTATTTTTTGCTTTTTGCATTTTCTTTTTCCTTTTCCCTTCGCTTCCTGCGCCTTTCGATATTCCATAGCACAATTGAGTCGTAAATCCATAGAATAAACATTCAGGGCCCTCATAATTCAGGTGGGGTCAGGGCCAATAGGGAAAGGATCTCGATTCCCTGATCGGTAATAGGGTACGGCTTTCCAAAAAGCTTCGCGTCCAGACTGTACCGCCATACGAAATGTGAAGGGATATGCACATCACTGTATCCTTCAGGGCAAAACGCCTTCAGGAATCGAGTCACTGAATTTACCCATCCTTGCGGCAGGGCAAAATCAATTTCAGAATCATCCCCGTCGAGCATTTCCTTCAGGACCTCCTCCTTTGGGGTGAGCATATTGGTTGGTTTTATAAACGAGATAAATTTTACTTGCGTTTCATTAGCGTTCATTTAGACGCTCCTATTTTTGTAAATGGAAACGCAATAGTATGGGATTCCTATGTGGATATCAACTTAAAAAGTTCAGGCCAATCAAAAGGCTTATTGGTCAGTAATAGCGGCGGCACAGATAGCCCGTGATCATGCACTTCCAATACCTGATCTGCCGAATACAGGTAGATTGATTCCCCGTCAGATCTGGTGACGTGTATCACCAGAAAAGCCGGGGCATTTTGATGGGTGGAAAAAAAGCTTAATTGATGGGGCGATAAACGGACCCGGTTGGTACAGGTGGTTTTTAGCTCTGCCAGTACAAACTTGTCACCAGTGCAGAACAGGACATCTGGAATGCCCGGGACCGCCCACGTCTCAATTCGATTCGCTGTCCAATTCGGCAACGTCTTCTTCTGAGCTTGCCTGATCTGTTTCCAGAAGGAGCTTTCCTTCTTTTTCTGCGGTTTGGTCGTCGTCTTCGATGACAATTGCCACGGAATCAATTGGCTCATTCAAATGCTCCTTCAGTTCCTTGAGGGCTCGCATGACTTCTTCCTTGCTCATGCTTTCAATTGTGCCGTGCCTGATTTCAGACTTATTGACATAGATATCTCCCTGAGCTTGCCCGCGGCGGTACTCCGCCTGAACAGCGGCAGAATATGCCCCGTTGCTTAAAGCTTCATCTCGAATGATCTGCAGATCTCGGAGGTGACGGCCATAATCTACGCCGTACTTGGAATCCAGTTCTGCACGATACTCTCTAATCGCTTTGCAGACATGAGGGGATATCTTGGGATTGGTGAGCTCGTAGGCTCTCTGGTAGGCAGAGGATTTACTGTAGCCTGCGGCAATCGCCGCTTCCTCTTTGGTGATTTGACCGTCCTTTGAAACAAGCTCTTTCACAAAAAGTTCCTGCTTCCGGGTCAATTTGTTTTGCTCTCTTTCCTTGAGCGTTTTTTTAGGCCGCCCTACGGGCCGCTGATCGCTTGGGATAATATATCTGTCCATGTGTACCTCCAAGCCGGACTTTATCAAATTCCCTATATATATTCATATTCAAAAATAAAAAAAAAAAAAAAAACTTTCTGACCCCCCTTAACGTGTTTTGATTCACTGTATAAACCGTGTATACCTGTATACCTTTTCGCACTACTCCCGTAACCGCCTCAAAGCACCGCGGTCCGTGGGCTCCGAGCCATCAGGTTACACCGATACACCGGTTACGGCACTTTTTTTCATTTTTATTTTTTTTTATTTCTTGAAAATAGTTATATATATAACGAAAAAACCCCGCCGAAGCGGGGTTCAAGTTTCATTCCTCTATAACCTCTCTGGGCATTCCGCAAACGTAAATTTCGACGTGCGTTTTTCTCCGCCAAGGGTTGTTGGTTTTTCGATCTGGCATTTCTCCTTCGCCGATCCATTCCCAAGTGGGTGAGCCGGTGAAGTCGCAGACCTCATGAAGCTTCCATTTCTGGTCGTTGTACTCGTAAATGACGGCTTCGGCGGTTTCTCTTTCCTCGAGAGGTTGGAGGTCGTCGGCCCGCATTTCGAGGCATTCGTCCAGATGTTTTGACAACGGTGTTTCGGGATTGTCCATAAACCATTCGATTGCATCGGAGTAGGCTTTGTCCCGGCTTTGTTCTGACAGGCGGCACTTGATCAGTGCGCACTGCAGGATTTCGTCGTCACCCCAAAGGTAGTTGCTACTTCTTACAAAGTATCTCATTGTATTTTCCTTTTTGTTGTTAAAGATCTGTTGAGCTCTTTGACCCAACAAAACAAGTATACTAAAAATATGTGTAAATAGCAAACCCCACGTATTACGCGGGTTTCAGAGGGGTGGTTTTTTTGACAGGCAATAAAAAACCCCGTCGAAACGAGGTTTTTAGTAGGCATTGCTAGAAGCAGATACCTTGGTACAAGAAAGCAAAATATATTACTTAGTGGCCTAAATGTCAAGGAATGGTCCCCCGACAGCCCAACCAGATTGAGTGTGGAGAGGAGAGAATCTGGTCAGGCCATCGGGGGGAGTCGGATGATAGGTGATTATGCCGTCGCGGTCCACGTGCCGTTGGCATATTCGGCGACGACGTTGAACCCCGGTCCGATGTCCGCGATCAGGTCGTCGGGCATCTGTGACAGGTAGATCTTAGGTGCGGGCTTAAAGAATGCTTGCGCGAGGTCTTTTGCTGTTTTCAGGTCTGTTGTTTCCAGTTTGATCCACGTGTTGTGCCTATTGGTCTTCGCATAATA